TCACTCCATTTATTTTCAACATAAGAACCACTAGGTGTAGTAGATCCAAATCTAATAGAATTACCATATCTACCTTCTACCATTACATCTCCCATATGTGGAGATAAAGGCCTTATACTGTTATTTTCTTTAAAGTCATCTAAACTGGTTTCTATTCCCGCCTGCATTTCTTCTACCGTTAATTCATTAGGTTGTGCATTATGGTTAGGTGAGCCATTAATATTAATAGGAGGAAGATAATAGTGGTTTATCTTTCCATTTCTATTATATTTTATTGAAGGAGCTACTAATATATATACTATTTCATTAACTGCAGGATACTGGGTAAAATTATAAAATAAAGGTTTAGCTGTTGGAAGATGGGTTGTGTGTAATGGTTTTGAATCTTGTAAGTTTGTATACTTTATGCTACCTACTACTTCAGGAGACCCATTCATTATTACTTTTTGAACTCTTACTGCTTTTATTTTAGTGTACATCTTCTGGGGGTGTTATTTGTTTTGGTTTTTCTACTGTTTTTGATATTTCTTCTGCTACACTTTGGAGTTGTTCTAATTCTTCTTCTGTTAGTAATCCTCCATCTCCTGTATTTGAGGTTCCTGTAGATAGTCTTTGTACTATGGCTGCCATTTTTATTAATTGGTCATCATTTTTTACACTAATTTCCATATATTCTTTAATTAAAGGTACTACTACAGTAGCATCTCCTAAATTAGTAATAAGAGGACGTAATTCTGCTATTAAAGAAGCTAATTGTTTTGATTTTTTACTCTGATTTTTGTGTATTTCTTTTAATAAATCAGAAAAAGACTTATCGTCAAATAATATTTGGTCTAGAGAATTTTGTGCCATAATTATGTTTTATTATAAATATGGAAGACTTTAAACTTTTACGTATCCTGTATCTATATATTCAGAATATAGTTTTTTATATAGTTTTTTTAATGATTTTGTTACTTTAGTAATAACAGGGGTGTCTACTTCTGTCATTTCACGAATATAAATATATAGGGCTTTTTTATTGAATATTTCTAGATTTTCTCTACGTTTAAAGAGTATATTAATAGCATCACATACTTTTCTATCTTTTGTTTTTTTAAATAAAGTAAACATATGTTTATCAATATATAATGTAAAGTAATCTATAAAATCTTTTATTTCTTTTTTTCTTTGATCTCTACCTAAGGAGCGTATTACTCCATCATCTTCATCTGCTGCTAATACGTCTACTTTTTGTTTTTTCTTCTTATAATTGTTATTATTGTAGAGTATAAGGTAATTTTTCCCTACAATTGAAAAATAACTAAAAGCTTTACTGCCTTTTTCAGGTTTAAAATAGTCTAATTTTTCTAATAAAAAGCAAATAACTTCATGTTTTAAATCTTCTATATTATCTACTTCTGTGTAATAGAATTTAAAAGTGTGTATAAGGTTTTCTGCTAATTTATAGAAAGCGTAATGTATTCTATATTTAAATATATAGTCTCTTTCAGCTTGGTTTGTAGAATTTAAATATTCTTTTATAGCTAGGTCTGTGTCTTTTGTAAAGTATTGTTTTTTTGATCTTTTTCTTCCTCTTTTTTTAGGTATTGGTCCTACCTTAAATGAAACTTCTATAGCAGGAATTCCTGAGGATTGAGGTGGTTTTGGAATGTTAAAAGGCATATATTATTTTATTTTAAAGTGAATTCGTTTAAAGCTTCTTGTATTTTTATAATTTCTTTAAATATCCATCCTACTTCATCATCCGATCTAAATATTCCTTTGTCGTCTATTTTTTTTAATCTTTGATCACACGCATTAATTGCTTCACTTTGTTTTGCAATAAAATCTTCTAGTTTTTCGTTTTTCTTTAATAAGTTTATAAGAGCAAAACTCATTGCTGTTACAGTTATAGTAAGTAATATTGTTGCTATTATCCAGCCCATAATTTAATCTTTAAAAAATGAATCTATAACATCCAAAGTAGCGTTAGATAGATTCGGGTTATTTTTAGTATTTATTTTTTTAGAATTCCTCATTGTTTTGTCCCCCTTAGAACCATTTTTTGGTTTTGATTGTTTAGGAACAGAGTCAGTTGCATTATTCCAAACTTCAAATTCAATTTGAGCAGCCATATGATCAGCTTGATGCATAAGTAAGGGTAAATGGGATCTTAATTTAGTTTCTTTCATACTAGACATAAAATAAAATTTATTACTTTCATCATATAACCCATCATGTATTTTAATACCAATATATTCGTTTTGACTTACTTTACATCCAATTTGCTGTAGTAAAAATAAGGATCTCTCTGGTATTTTCATTGCAGGGATGTCCGTGTTGAATTTATAAATCTGACCTAATTTATCTATATGCCATTGGGAGTCATTTGGTTGGTAGTATTCGCCTTCTTGTTGGCCCATCTTGCCTAAATCATGGAATAAAGCAACAAAATGCATTTCTTCAATTGTATATGTGGATACATCTCCTCCCATTTTATTCCACGTTTTATATAATTCATTTGCGCAATCATATACACGTAAAACATGATCAACATAACCACCAGCAAATGCTGAATGGTGCCAGTTTTTAGCTGCGGCAGGCATCATCATTATTCGTTCTTCAAATTTTTCTAAAAAAGGAATAACTATATCTGATCTTTCTTTAGATATATTTACTCTTATTTCATTGAGATAACGTTCCCAATTTGATTGGATTTTTTCTGCTGATAACATATAACCTATTTTTATTAAAGTGTACCTATAGTTCCTGTTCCTCTAGCTCCTAAAGTATTTGTTTGTGATATAGTTATTATATTTTGCATTTCTTCAAAACGTTCTTTTAATAAGCCTTTTTCCATAAATTGAAGAGCTTCTTTATTTTCTCCTCTTTTAATAAGTGTTCTTAATTGTGCTAAAGCTTGATCTAATCTGTTTAGAGCGTTTTGTTGTTGTTGAGCGTATTTCATATAATTTTATTTTATTTAATATTATGTAGTAAAAGGATTCTGGAAAACCAAATTATTTATTGGTTCTTATGTTAAGTCTTGCAGGAAGAATTTTGCCTGATGCGTTTCGTATAACTATTTGATATTTTAAAGGTACTTTTCCTTCATCTTGTTGGAATACAGGGCTATTAGTTTCAATAACTACATCTAAATTTTTAGAAGTAGTACCAGGATATTTTATTTGTACAGCATTTTCATTTAAATCCCCCACCATATCATAAGCTCCTTGTTCACCATCTATGTAATGAACAAATATTTCTCCTCCTGCTTTTTCTCTTACATACCAATAACCATATCCAAATGAAGATGCTAATAAGTTTTTTATTTTATTTAAATCTATACCAGACGATGATTCCCATTCTCCTTTTTCTCCTTCTCCATTAATATAAGCATTTAAACCATCTGCCATTCTTTGTGGGTCTATACCACAAGCTTCAAATATTTCTTTAAATAAGGGTTTTTCATCATATTTACTTTCATCAAATATAGCTTGACCTTCTTCATTTAAATAAACAAAAGGAACATTCCCCCCATTATATATTCCAGAACCTTTTCTGTTTTTTATAGATAAATAGATATCTTGTTCTGCATGTATTACAAGGTCTGCTACTTTAGATCCTAAATCTAAAGGGCCTTCAAAAGATAATTGTCTTTTTGTATCAGCAGCTCCCATAAATTCAGCATCATCAGGGGTAAGATCTTCAGGATTAATACCTATAGTTTTAAATAGTTTTTGAATGTCAGAAAATTCAATTTCATCTATAGGAAAACCTACAGAACCTTGTATTTTAGTTAATAAATCTTGTTCATAAACTTCTCCTTCATTAGCTCCACCTGCTAAAACTATTTGTACTTGTCCTTCTTCAGTTTCAAATTCAAACATATTATATTTTGAACTTTTATTAGGACCTGATTTTGGTTCATGAATAGTAATTTTAGGATTATCGAAAAGAGAAATTATTATTTCCATAAATTTATCTTTATCAATCTTTTTTTGATTACCTATTCTATAAACATTTGACATAATAGTTAAACCCGCTTCTTTACCTTCGGGAGAATCTACTATTTTGGCTATAGCATTTCTACTATTAGATGCTTTTGTACCTTCTTTTAAATTATTAATAATTTCATTAGAAGGTAATTTTAATTTTTCTAAAATTTGTTTAAGTATAGAGATATCAGAAGGGCTATCCAAAGATGGATACCCCTTTTCTGATTTATAAGACCATTCTAATAATAACTCGTCAAGAGTCATAACCTTATTTTATGATGTTAGCTAGTTTTTGGAATCTTTCTTGAAGAGCTTCTTTTTCTTTATCGTCTTCTTTATCTTTTTTTCCATCATCTTTTTTATCACCTCCTTTATCACCTCCTTTATCACCTCCTTTATCATCTTTTTTATCACCTCCTTTATCTGCTTTTGGAGCTGAAGGGGCTTTTGGTTTGTCATCTCCTTCAAAGAAATCTTTTAACATATCAAAAATTGCACGTAAAGTTTCTTCTGGATTTTCTTTTTCACCTGAAATATCTATATCATCTGGTCCTACATCAATTCCTGGAGCTTTTTTATTTCCTCCTCCACCAGGCATAGGGGGCATAGCACCTCCTCCCATAGGATCAGACATCATGTCTAAATCTGCTTGTTCTTTTAAATATTTAGTATACTCTTCGGATACCATTTTTTTAAGTTCTTTTAAAGTCATTTTATTAATTTTTTTATTATTATTAGTTTACTGTCTTATACTTCTATTCCGAAGTTTAATATTAAGAACCTAAAGTTTACCCCAGGGTTCCATTTTAATTCAAATAGGGTAAATACCCCAAGTCTTAATGTGAAGTCAATTATGTTTTTTTTATTTCCTTCACGCCAACTGTTTATCCAATTCATAACTATTTATTTATTAATTATTATATTCTCATTCCGTTTGCTACTCCTTCTAAATAAGCAGCCTTAGCAATTTCGTAATAAGTTTTAACACCCATAGCTCCCTCTCTTAAATTAACACCATATTCTTTACATATTTCAAGAAGTTTAATGTGTTGTTCTCGAGTCATATCAGAAGATGCTATTTCTTTTCTTAATCCTTCTGCTGCTGTGACGTCTTCTATTTCTTCTTTTTCTATTTCTTTTAATCTTTGTCCTAAAAGTTGAATAGTATCTGATAATCTTCCTTTCCCACTATAATTAGGTTTGTTTACTTGTTTTGCGTATACTTTATCTAAAGTTACATTATTACCCATCCCATCAGCTCCGAATTTTTTTATGAATTTTTCTAAAGTTTTAAGGAATTTTTCATTTTCTTTTACAAGTAATTCATTATATCTATCTACTCCTTCTTGTCCTTTTCCTTTAAATTTAGTTTTATATGTATTTAGTAATTCATCTTTTTTAGCGTATATAGTTTTAGGAGCAGGATTATCTTTATTAAATTCACCATCTTTTCCTTTATTACCATAATATAATAAATCTTCAATTGCTTCTCTTTCTTTATCAAATCTATTAACTTTAGATTTTTTAGCTCCCTTAGTAGCTGCTTTGTCAGCTGCTGTATCATCATCTATGTCTATGTCTTGTGGTATATCTTCTTCTTGTTCTTTTACTTTAGATTCTGTTATTTTTCTTTTTATTGTTTTTTTGATACCTTCTTTAATCTCTTTCATTTTATCATTTTCAAATTTTAAATTTACTTCTTTCATACGTAAATCTTCTTCTGTTCTTAACCAAGCTGTATAAGATGGTTTTGTTCCTTTTACATTTCTAAATAAGGTTTCATAAGTTATTTTAGATGTATAATGATTAGGGGTATTTTCTAAGTTATCAAGTACCTTTTTAGTTGCACTTTCCCTTTCTTCAGGAGTTGATTCAGCTAATCTTGAACATCCTATAGCAGATAATTCATAGTCCATTCCTTTTCTAAACTCATATGGATTAACTCTATCTAATCTATCACCTAAATGTTCATGTGTATTTCCTTTTTCTTCACCTGAATATATTGTTCCTTCTTTTCCAGAAGGTTTAGTGTTTTTTGGAGTATATCCGTAAAATTTGTTATTAGCCATTATTATAGTATGTTATTCCTCAATAAATATAAATTTATTTTAAAAGGCGTTATTGTTTTATAATTCTATTGTTTATTATTTTATTATCATGGTTTATACTCATGTTGTAAATACCACTTGGTAAATGAGTCATATCTATTTGTGTTGATTTTTCTTTAGAAATAATTAAATTTCCTACCATATCATATATTTTTATGTCAATTTCTTTATTTGAATTTAATATATCAATTACAGGATTAGGGTATATTAATAATTCTGAAGAAAATTCTGCTAAATCAATAGGCCATCCTAAATCACAATAACTATATAATTCTACACAATATGAATCCCATTGACCATTACAACATTCATTATCTACTGATATTACCCATGCGAAACATTCATTTGGTAACCAATATGGTTCTCCTGGTCCTCCACTACATCCTGCATCATAAACACATGAACCATCATCTGTGTTTGCTGTTAAGCTATAATTATAAGCACTTACATCAGTACATCCTGTTAATACATCAATACAACCTCCTGAATCTGTATTTGCTAGTGGGTCATAGTTAATAGCATTTTCGTCTGTACAACCTATAACAACATCTATACATGAAAAGTCTTCAACATTTGCATCTGCATTATAATTAAATGCAGCTGGGTCTGTACAACCCTCTATTATTTCTATACATGAATCATTATCTACATTAGCATTCTCATCATAGTTAAGAGCTAATGGGTCTGTACAACCATAAACAATTAATATACATGAACCATCATCTGTGTTTGCGTTTTCATTGTAGTTAACTGCTAAAGTATTTGTACAACCCTCTACTATTTCAATACATGAACCATTATCTGTATTAGCACTTGAGTTGTAATTAAAAGCAGTTGAATCTGTACAACCATAAATGAATGGAATGCATGAACCATTTTCAACATTTGCATTTTCATTAAAATTTAAAGCAGTGCTATCAGTACATCCTTCTACTATTTCTATACAACTACCATTATCTACATTAGCACTTTCATTATAGTTTAAAGCTGTACTATCAGTACAACCATAAATTGGTAATACACAACTAAAATCATCTGTATTAGCTAATTCATCATAATTTAAAGCATCTGGATTAGTACATCCATAAATGTATGGTATGCATGTATCATTATCAACGTTTGCATTTTCATCATAATTTAAAGCTGTACTATCAGTACAACCATAAATTGGTAATACACAACTAAAATCGTCTGTGTTAGCTGTATCATCGTAATTTAATGCAATTGGGTTTGTACAACCATAGATAAAAGGTATACATGTATTATTATCTACATTAGCATTAGGGTCATAATTAGATGCTGTTTCATCCATACAACCATATACTATTAATTCACATGAACCATTATCTGTATTAGCTGTTTCGTCATAATTAACTGCTAAAGTATTTGTACATCCTTCTATTACTTCTACACATGAATTGTTATCTGTATTAGCTTCTGAATCATAATTAAATGCTAATGGATCTGTACATCCGTAAATAAAGGGTATACATGAATTGTTATCTACATTAGCATTTTCATCATAATTTAAAGCTGTACTATCAGTACATCCTTCAATTATTGCTATACATGAATCATTATCTGTATTAGCGTCTTCATCATAATTAAGAGCTGTGGAATCAGTACAACCATTAATGACAGGTTCACATGATCCTGGTTCTAATGTATTTGCATCTGAATTATAATTAAAAGCTAATGGATCTGTACATCCTAAAATAGTTGGTATACAAGGATCTGTTTCATCTTCAACTGCTACTTGATTAACTGTTGCTAATTCATTATAATTAAAAGCAGTTTCGTCAATACAACCAAATATTGCATATACTTCACATGTTCCGTTATCAAAATCTGCTTCTATGCCATTATCAGCAATGTAATTATAATATTCTATATAAGCTGCATCTATACAGCCTGGATTATAATAACAATCATTACTTGTTGTATTTGCTAATTCATCATAATTAACTGCTTCTGAATCTAAACAACCATAAATTTTTGGTTCACAATTATTACCACATAAAGCTTGTCCTTGATATAAAAAGTTATATTGATTATAAGATAAAATTGGATTTGTATATGGGTTTGTTCCACCTTCTAAAATTACGTCACCAATAGGGTTTAATATTTCAAAACCACATTGTTCTGTTGTTTGTTGAGATTGACCAAATGAATAAAAATATGCTTTAACCATTTCTTCAGTATTCAAATTAATTTGAGTTTCAAATACTGTTTGGTCATTTTCTAATGTAAAGGGTCCCCAATAATCATCTCCTTGGGTAACAACCATAAATGAACCTGCCCATCCATTATCAGCCCAATCTGTTAATCTTAATGTATTTGTACAATTAGGATTTACTAATTGTGTATTTGCATTTTCATCATAATTAAAAGCATCTGGATTAATACAACCAAATACTCTTTCTGTTAAACATGAACCATCATCTGCATTTGCATAAGGATTATATTCTAGATAATTATCATCTGTACAACCTTCAACAGCTTCAGGAGCACAAGGTACTACTTGACCTACATCAATTATAAGTTCACCAAAATCACCTATACCTTCTGATATTGTATCACCACATTCTGTATAAACTACCCAAGTACCATCTATACCACCCCATTGAGCTCCTCCTAATCCATCACCATATGAATCTTGAAGCCAAAACATTATGTTGGTATTATCATCAATACAAGTTTGATATTCTATTGTAGTACCTACAGGTACACCACAATAAAGATCATTTACTTCAGCTAATGGAGTTCCATCACCATATTGATCATATATTACCCAACTAGTCTCACAACCATATTGATCAACCATTATTTCAACAGTAACTAATGTTTTATTTTCTGTACAAACTACTTCACCTCCATTACAAGATCCATCATCTTGAGTTGCTGCTGGATTATAACTAGCTGCTGTTGGGTCAGTACAACCAGGTATATTAATACATGTACCATCATCAATACCTGCTTCAGGGTTATAATTTAATGCTGTTGGATTTGTACAACCATAAATAAAAATACAAGGATCTACTTGCCATATTTCACCTACTACAGCAGCTACATTTACACCCCCGGGTGCATTTGTATTTGGATTTCCATCTGCTTCAGCTGCTGTTGATACAACATAAATTAAAGTTGTTGGTGAATTACAACCTCCACCATCAAAAGCTACTGCATCTATAAACCATTGTTGGCCATTATCACCAACATATATTCTTGCACCAATTTGTAATACATCTTGCCATTCTAAATAAAATGCGGGATCAATTCCAAAGTGAGTGTTAGTAAAAGAAACCAGATTACATGTTGAACCTGGTGTTATAATTCCTGTTGGTAAGCTTCCTGCTTCAGGATTGTAATTAGATGCATTTTCATTTATACATCCTTCTATATATTCACAACTATCATTATCAATACCTGCTGTTTCATCATAGTTAATTGCAATTGGATCTGTACATCCTTCTAAAAATTCACAACTACCATCATCAATACCTGCTGCTTCATCATAATTTATAGCTAAAGGGTCTGTACACCCATCAATTGGAGGTGCACAAGGTGCTATTGTTAATGATTCTATTAATTCATTTTGTTGCCATTCAGCACCTTCTTCCATTACTTCTTCAATAGTATATCCAGTAAATGGTCCTTCATGAAAAAATAACACTGTATCACATGAATTCCATATTTCAACATACCCCCCTGTCCATAAACCATCTCCATAAGAATCAAATAGAAAATAATAATATTCTCCTGAGTTTAAATTAATTGTTTCACTATATAAAGTTTGTTCTGATTCATACGGACCTCCAGAAGCTATTACTGCTTCACTTTCATCTAACAATTCCCATGAAGTTTCTTCAGGCCAATCATCTGTATGGATATCTATATTTATCCAGCTATCTTGAGTAAGTGCTAGAAAGGGTAATAATC